AGGCGGTGCAATCACAGGTCGTGGTGCAGACTTACTTATCATTGATGACCCTCACTCGGAACAAGATGCACTGTCAACGACAGCGCTAGACAATGCTTACGAATGGTACACCTCGGGCCCCCGTCAACGTTTACAACCTGGCGGATCTATTGTCATTGTTATGACCAGATGGTCCACGAAAGACCTAACAGGAAAATTAATGAATAATCAAACAAATGAAAATGCCGACCAATGGGACGTGGTCGAGTTTCCAGCAATCTTGAATGAAGAACCACTATGGCCAGAGTTTTGGAAACTGTCAGAACTAGAGGGTGTTAAAGCTTCACTATCCGAACAAAAGTGGCAAGCACAGTGGCAACAGAAACCTACCTCAGAGGAAGGATCTATCATCAAACGTGAATGGTGGCAAATGTGGGGTAATGAAAAGATACCACCTCTTATGCATATTATACAAAGTTATGATACAGCGTTTAGTAAACGAGAGACAGCAGACTATTCTGCAATAACAACGTGGGGTGTATTTAAACCCGTGGAACACGGACCACCGCACATTATACTTTTACATGCAAGAAAGGGTCGGTGGGATTTTCCTGAGTTAAAAGAGATAGCGCTTGAAGAATATAAATACTGGGAACCCGAAACAATCTTGATTGAAGCCAAAGCTTCTGGTATGCCGTTAACACAAGAGCTACGGCAAGTTGGGATTCCTGTAGTTACTTATACGCCTAGTAAGGGCAATGATAAGCACGTACGTGTAAACTCCGTAGCTCCCCTCTTTGAAGCAGGACAGGTATGGGCGCCTGACGAGCGTTGGGCAGAAGAAGTGGTTGAAGAATGCGCTGCTTTCCCTTATGGTGATCATGACGATTTAGTCGATTCAACAACACAAGCGTTGTTGCGATTCAGACAGGGTAACTTTATCCAGCTGGAGTCTGATTATGTGGATGAACCCAAATACATAGAACAACGAGAATATTATGGCTGATGATGACGATATAAATATTTTTGAGGAATTTTACGATAGTATTAAGCCTGGTGGATCATTTGACCAAGGAGCTTTAAATATTGGAAAAGCCGTAACAGATGTATTGACACCAAATGAGCAGACACAAGCAGAGATGGATGCTTACAATAAACAAAGACAAGATGCACTAAACTTCTTATTTTCTGCGTCAGGCGTGGACCCCGAATCATTTCAAGGTAAAGCATTAGAATCACAATTTAGACAAAATAAAGAACTCCAAAAACTATTAGGATTTGATTCTAATATGTTGAAAGAATTAAAATATGATTTTGCAAAAGCAGGTCAATTTTTATTTGGCGATGCAAACGTTGGTCTTACAACTATGCAACAAGAAGGAACAAAATTTAAGGAGTTACCGTTTAATCAGAAGTTAGGTATTGCCATGTTACCGATAGATGCTCTTGATATTATTGGTTTAGGTGCTTTAGCTAAGGGCGGTATCAGCCCACTAATTAAAACAGGTATGAAAGTTTACGGTAAGAAATCAGGTAAGACGATACAAGATTTATTAAATGATGAACAAGTTCTGAGAGCGATCGAAGCAGAGCAACCAGGTTTCATACAAGAACTAGATACAACTTTAGGTGGCGGCATTATACAAAAAAGATTTATGTCGGGAAAAAAGAAACGTGGACCAACGCCAAGAGAAAGAGATGAGGGTATAAATGTACTCGGTAGAGATTTTTTACAAGAACAAAAACAAATTAAACCTGGTGTTGACCCTCAATTAGAAAAAGCAGCTAAAGAGGCAGATCAAGTTGTGAATAATTTTAGTCAAAAATATGAAGCCGCATACGCAAACAAAAAAAATAGACTTAGAGCAATTCAAAAATTAAAAAAAGATGTAGGTGAAAAAGAATTTAATAGATTAGAAAAATTATCCATACAAAAAGGATTATCAAAGAAAAGAAACTTAGCACCAGAAGGTAGTGTTAAAAAAACCACGCCAGAAGGTGAAAAGTTTATAGAAGAAAATGCTGCTAAACTAAGTGCGACTGAACTTAAATTAGCTATGACACAAGATGAAGCAACAGCTGCTAAATTTTTTTATACTGATGGTATGGGTAATGTAAAAATCCCACCTGATTCTTTTTTTAGACAATATCCTTCAGCTCAGTTTGGCATAATAAGAGAGGGTGATGTTGGTACAAAAGGTGGTAAAGCTAAGTCTGAAATAGCAAAGGAAGCTGACCAAAAAATTTATAATCAATTTGATATATTTACTGGTGCTGAAGGATTCAATATGAATGATCCTAGAGCAGTCAGAGAGGCATTTGCAAAAGCATTTGTTAGTGATGCAAGTGGATCAAAATATTCTGGATTTGACATTACAAGCCAAGATATAAATTTTAAAAGGGCCCTTGCTAGAAAAATAAATGACTACAATATGAGCAAAGGCTTTGGTGAATTTGATAAAACTAAAGGTTTTGAAAAAGGTAGAGTTTACAACAGAAATGAAATCCAACAGATAAATAGATACTTAAGCGTTGGAGAGGATAGCTTAGAAAAAACATCAATAAGAAATAAATTTGAATCTTATCTTAATACAAATGACATTTACAATAATTTAAAAAATAATATGAAACAATTGGATGATAGTTTTTATCCAGTGGTAGACGGAGTGGTTAAAAGAGATTTCTCAAATAAACTTAAACGCTATCTTAATTTTATTAGAGAAACATCAGCCGAAACAAGAAATCCTGTTCAAAATAGTTTTGATCCTTTTATTAATGAATTTGGTAATGACATGTTAGCTTTGTTAGATCCAAATTCAATTGAATATCAAAATTTTTTAAAATTTTCTTATCATGACAAAATCAGAGAAGAGGTAGGTGAATTAGCTAAACCAGCATTAAATAAAATTTTTAAGGCTCCTAAAAAAAGACCAGATGGTAGTATTAGAACTGAACAAGAAAGAATAGATGAAGCAAAAAACAGTGTACAAATAGCTCACACCTTTGAATCTTCACAAGTTGGTGAAACCGTTGGAGAGGGTTTAACAGGAGCAGGCATGATACCTGGATCTTATTATCTTGATTTGTCAAATTACAATGCAATTAAACAACCGCAATTAGAGAAAAGAGCAAGGGCTGCAGTCGATGAGTTTGAAGCGACAGGTGACAGAAGTAAACTTGATCAAGTAGACATGGAGTTAGAGGAGCTAGGGGCAGAGGTTGCTGTTGGTGATTTTGTTTTAGGTCGACACAAAACTCTTGCAGAAAAAATTACAGATATAATTGGTGGTCCTCCAGGATCGAAACAAAGAGAATTGCTTAAAGAACAATATGGTGTTACAGATGAAGAGATTGCTCAACTTGAGCAAGCAATTGATTTATTAAATGAGGCTGGTTTTAGAACAGGAAAAGTTACTGCAATGCAAAGTGGAGGTCTAGTACAAGATGTGGACGATATATTTGAAGAAGAACAGGAGTTAAGAGAAGTGCCAGAACAAATAAAAAAAATTATGCCAAGAATATCTGTTGAGTTTGGCGATGCAGCGAAAGGCACAAAACGTTCTTTTGGTGAAGAAAAACCAGAAGAAGATGTATTTGACATAGAGCAGAAAACATCTGCTGCACCGATGACAAAAACTTTTGATGTGCAACCAACAGAAAATATTTTTACAGGAGAAATGGAGCAAGCAAACCTAAAATTACCTTTATGGAAATTGTTTACTAAGCCACCTGTAAACGAAACAGCACCAATACCAACACCAAAAGAAAATTTAGATAACCCAACAAAGAAACAAAAACAAAGTTTAGAACAAGAAAAAATAAACAAACAAGATGATGTGTTTGACCCAACACCAGAGGATAATGACAAAGTTAATTTAGTTGATGATGTAACAGGTATGGATATAGCTGTAACACCAAAAACAAATCAACCAATCACAGGTGTGTTTTATTCTGACATAGAAAGAGTTTTGGCTAGACCAGATACTCCAGAAATATTTTTAAATAAAAAAGCTTTACTTGATTTCTTCCGTAAAAATAGAATCAGAGATTCTGAATTTAGAGATTATCAGATTGAATCGTTGCTTCGTATTTATGATGAAAATACACCGATACCAAAACAACAAGTCATAGATCATTTACGTCAGTCACCGATTAGAGGTATGCATGTTCATGCTACGGGTCGGGGGTCCGAGATCATTAATCCGTATGGCGAGAAACCTACAGCATATGAAGGCTACGCAGAACCAGGATACATATCAGGCACGCAACGTGAAAGAGTTTTATATATACCAAATGAAAAAATACCAGGCGATTCAGGTTCATATCCCGTTGGAATATTTCCAGGAGAATCAATTTCGAATCATGCATTTGGTATACCTAATCAAGATGATGTGTACGTTGTCGGTTGGTCACGGCTCACGGACCGTAATGCTATTCTACCAACAAAGATAGCAGCAACGAAAACACAATCAAAGATACCTGGCCTCACTCGTGAAAGAGATAGAGTACAAAGACAACTGTCTGGATTATTTGCTGAAGCACAAAACAAATTAAACGCACAAGCACAAAGACGAGGTATACCTGTTGATGAAATACAAGCTGAGTCTTTAGAACAAATGCTTAGCACTTATGCAAATACACTTAACGAAATTAGCCCTGGTTTAGTAGATCAGATGGATGATCTGATTGTAAAAGCGAGAGATTTAGATACAGAAATAGCAAAAGGATCTAATATAGATACTAGCGGCATCGTCCGTGTAGCGTTTGCCGATGAAATACAATCTGATATCATGCAAGCGGCAGCTGGTCGAAAACAAAAACTTGTTGCCACTTTAAGAAAAATACAAGACGAAGGCAAAGAGTCAACAACACTGCCACAATTAAGTAGAATAGGTAATCAAGCACTAGAGTTTTTTGAAGAAAACAAATCAGTGTTTAGACCATTAAAAAGATCACAAACAGAAGTTGATTTAATTGGAGAAAAATTAGTTAAGCTAGATGCTGAGGTAGATGAGATCATTAACAGATATATTGAAACAAGAGAACTTGATCCTGCTTCTATTACAAGATTAAAAGAGGCATTAACACAAAACATTGATGAAATGATAAACGAACTTATTGTCATAGACAGCAAAACATATGACGGATTATTCCCAGATATACCATTTAAGAAAAGAGAAGAGTGGGCCGATGCTCTAATTAAAAAAGATTTGTTTGAGCTTGCATACAGAAAATTTGTTTTAAAAGAAGAGAATGTACCAGAATATTATGCTGTTACACCTGATCAGTTTGTCATCGACAGATACAATTTTAAAGGTAATTCAGCTACACCAATGGATGTAAGAGCTGCAGATAAGAAGGCACAAATAGATTATTTTACCGCTAGAGGTGAGTTTAAAGGTTCAGAATACAAAGGTATTGGCATGTCAGAATTTTATGGTGGCCCAAATGCTAAAACACCAGACGGTAAACACTATACGTCAACCATAGAAAAAATACTTAAAACTCAAGCAAAGTCTAATAACTCAGAACTTGTTGTCCTCAATGTGCAGACTAAAGCTGGTGCAAATGTTGTGTATAAAATTACAGATCAAAATGGAAATATGGTAGCTACTCTAACAAATCAAAATCAAGCGGATAGATTACTAAATACTAATCCAAATTATAGAGTTGAAAGAATGTCATTACCTACTGACAAGAATACAACACCATCTTTTGCTATCAAAATTACAGAAGAAATGCTAGAACCATACAAAACCCACAAAGCCAAGGGTGGACTTGTTGAGATGATTGATATATTTGAGGTAGCTTAATGGTTGAAAGAAGAATTACAGGTGAACCAACAGAGGTCGTATCTGAGTCGATCACTGTTGAAACACCAGAAGATGAGTTAACAATAGAAAACGTTGAAATGACAGATGATGGCGGAGCTATCATCAATCCCGTTGAAACACCACCAGAAGATAGATTTGATGCAAACTTAGCTGAGTTTATTGATGAAGAGGATTTACAAAATTTATCTTCAGATCTTATGCAGGAATACAAAGATGATAAATCATCAAGAGACGAATGGTATGATTCATACTCTAAGGGTTTAAAACTACTAGGATTTAATTACGAAGATAGAGCACAACCATTTCAGGGTGCAAGTGGCGTAACACATCCTCTACTAGCTGAGACTGTTACACAATTTCAAGCACAAGCATACAAAGAATTATTACCAGCTAATGGACCTGTAAGAACACAAATTATTGGTGAGCAAAATGCTCAAAAAGAAGAACAAGCACAGCGTGTTCAAGAATTTATGAATTATCAAATTATGCATGTCATGGAAGATTTTGACCCAGATTTGGACCAGATGTTATTTTACCTACCTTTATCAGGATCAGCATTTAAGAAAATATATTTCGATACCACACTTAACAGAGCCGTATCAAAGTTTGTTCCAAGTGAAGATTTAATTGTTCCCTATAGTGCAACTGATTTAGCAACAGCTGAGAGAGTTACACATGTAATCAAAAGAAATGAAAACGAAGTTAGAAAGATGCAGGTGCAAGGTATTTACAGAGATGTTGATCTTCAATACCAAGATGAACCAAGTAATTCAAACGTTCAAGAAGCTGTAAATAAACTAGATGGTGTAAGACCTACTGGTTCAGCATATAAGAATGATGTTTATACTTTACTAGAAATACATTGTGATCTTGACATACCTGGTTACGAAAATGACGACGGAATAAAATTACCATACATTGTAACAATAGATGAAGGTTCACAACAAGTATTGTCGATCTACAGAAACTTTGAAGAAGAGGATTCATTCAAGAAAAAGAAACAATACTTTGTACATTACAAGTTTTTACCTGGTCTAGGGTTCTATGGTTTTGGTCTGATTCACATGTTAGGTGGTTTATCTAGAACTGCAACGTCTGCTCTAAGACAATTAATAGATGCAGGGACATTATCAAACTTACCTGCAGGATTTAAAGCTAGAGGTTTAAGAATACGTGATGATGATAATCCGTTACAACCTGGTGAATTTAGGGATGTAGACGCACCAAGTGGCGATTTACGTGCAGGTTTATTACCGTTACCATACAAAGAGCCAAGCGCAACTTTGTTTCAACTCTTAGGTTTTGTTGTACAGTCAGGTCAACGTTTTGCCACAATTGCTGATCAGAAAATAGGTGACAGTGTTGCTGCTAATGCACCTGTTGGAACTACAATGGCTTTGATTGAACGTGGTTCAAGAGTGATGAGCGCAATACATAAAAGATTACACTATGCACAAAAGACAGAATTTAATTTATTAGCTAAAGTTTTTAAAGATTTTTATCCTCAAGTTTATCCGTATGATGTAGGCAAAAATGCTGCTGCTGTATTTAAAGCTTCAGACTTTGATGAGAGAGTAGATATCATGCCTGTGTCAGATCCTAATATTTTTTCAATGTCTCAACGTGTTACCTTGGCTCAGACACAATTGCAGATGGCACAATCTGATCCTAAACAGCATAACTTGTATGAAGCATATAAGAGAATGTATCAGGCTCTTGGTGTCAAAGATATTGATGCGATACTACCTGTTCCAAAACCAGATGCACCAAAAGATCCTGGTATAGAAAATGCAGACGCTTTAATGGGCAAAAAATTAGTGGTATTTAGAGGTCAAGCACATCAACAACACATTGAAGCGCACAGAGTATTTATGTCTTCCATGTTAGTAAGAGCAAACCCTCAAGCTACAATTATTTTACAAGCGCATGTAATGGAGCATATTTCTTTGCTTGCAAGAGAAGAGGTCGAGGCACAAATGCAAGAAGTTATACAACAAGAAGCACAAAGATATGGCGGACAAATACCACCAGAATTACAAATGCAGTTTCAAAAACAGCTTGAGGTACAAGTTGCAGATAAAATTAGTGATTTTATATCTGAAATGTTCATAGAAGAACAAGAAGCTATGGAAGGACAGGGACAAGATCCTTTAATCGGTCTAAAACAACAAGAATTACAGCTTAGAGCACAAGATATTCAAAGAAAAGCAGAAAATGACAGTCAAAAATTAGAACTTGACGCTGCAAAACTTGATCAACAAGCAAAAATAGCGCAAGATAAAATAGATTCTAACGAAGATATTGCTCAATTACGTGCAAATGTAAACCTTGATAAACAAAAACAGTGAAAAAAAGAGAAAAAAAGGTCGCAAAAGTAATGCGAGAGTTTAAAAAAGGTAAATTAAACATTGGCGGATCGAAAAAAAAGGTTAAATCTAGAAAACAAGCAATAGCAATAGCACTTAATGAGGCAGGAATATCTAAAAATGGGAAACGCAGAAGAAAAACTAGCTGATTACTTTGATAAGCTGATGTATATAGCAAAAAATAGTAGTAAAAGCTCTGAAGATAGTGTACTTTTAGCTGGTGCTATGATGGCAGCAGCAAGAGTTCTCTTTTATGATCATCTTAGTGCAAAAGAGGCAAAGAATTTATTAGATCAAGGTGGTCTTGACCTAATTGAACTTGTAAAACCGACGATACATTAATGAATTTTAAAAAAACAAAAGTAGAAGTAGTAAAAACAAAAAACCCTTTTCCAAATTTAAAAGTATCTTCTGATGCAGCAGTCGTTTTCTCACCTTATGTTGTAAAACAAAACAAAGGTGCGGGCCCAAAAGGGCAGACTAGCAACGCTCAGATCAAAAAAGTTGCTTTTAAAGGCGTAAAGTAATAAAACCTTTCAAACAAAGGAGGTTTGTATGAAACTAGTACAAGATCTATGGGCTCACTTAAAAGAGTGGTCCGACTGGAGTATGAAGGATTGGATTAAGGCTGCAATTGTAGCAATTATCGTAATCATAGTTATAGGAGCAATATAGAATTTATGTGGCAATTACTTG